ATGTCTCGCTTCGCCCTGATCGCCGCTGGCCTGTCCATCGTCACCATGGCCGCCGCCGGCGCCGCTTCCTTCGCCAACCAGCAGCCGGAGCCGGAGCCGGTGCTGCGGATCGCCACCGAGGGCGCCTTCGCCCCGTGGAACGCCACCACGGCCGACGGCAAGTTGGTCGGGTTCGAGGTCGACCTCGCACAGGACCTGTGCCGCCGGATGCGGGTCCGCTGCGCCATCGTCGCACAGGACTGGACCGGCATCCTGCCCGGCCTGCAGCAGGGCCAGTATGATGCCGTGATGGCGGGCGTCACCGTCACTGCCGAGCGCGCCTCGATGGTCGACTTCAGCGCCGCCTATGCCGCCGACCCCGCGGTGTTCGCTGTCCGGCCGGGTTCCGATCTTGTCGGCGCACTGCCGGATGTGGAGCGTGCCGACATCTCTTCCCAAGCCGGCCAGCATATCGCCGACATCGCCGCGCACGCCCTGGACGGGAAGGTGATCGCCGTGCAGGCCTCGACCATCCACGCCCACATGCTGGAGACGCGGTTCCCCCGCGTCCGGCTGCGCTTCTACGAGACGGTGGACGCCGCCGCCCTGGACCTCTCCGCCGGCCGTGTTGATGCGATGCTGACGGCCCGGACGTCGATCGAGGCCCTGCGAGCCGCCGGCGGGAACCTGATACCGGCCGGCCCCGCCTTCAGTGGTGGCGTGCTGGGCGGCGGCGTGGCTGTCGCCGTCCGGAAAGGCGACCAGCTGTCTGCCCGCTTCACTCAGGCCGTATCCAGCGCGGGCGAGGATGGGACCACCGCTCGCTTGTCAGCCCGCTGGTTCGGCTACGACCTGTCTGTCAGGTAGGCGCGAGGGCGCGGCAGGTCGCATCCTTCAGATCGAGCACCACCGCATCCCGTGACCAGCGCATGAAGTGGAGGGGCAGCCGCCCGACGCCCGCCTGCTGGAAGAGCACCGCGGGCAGGGGCTCCAGCAGCGCCCGACCGGCGCAGCGGCGCACCCACACCGGCACAGATTCCGGATCGACCAGCCCGACCACCCAGCGTGGCGACCACCGATCCAGGGCCACCAGACGCGCCACGGCACCCAGCAGGTGGAACAGCCCGCGCCCGCGCCAGTCCGGCCGGTTCCAGCCGGCGACGATCCAGGCCACCGCCCCGCGCGTCTCCTGCGCCGCTGGCGAGGCGCAGAACCCGAACTCCCCCACCGGAGCAGCACCAGGATCATGGAACGCCGTCAGGTCTCCGACCCGCGCGCCGAAGCTGGCCGCCGAGCAGTCGAGCAGCACCACCCCGTGGGTGGCGACGAACTCGCCGTCAGCATCGACCGCGGCCACCCAGAAGGACGGCGTCGCCGATGGCCGGGGCAAGAGCGGGAACCATTCGCCACGGTGCCGGTCGTTCAGCTCCGCCAGCGCCCCCCATTCCTCGACCAGCACCAGCGTGACGCCGGCCGCCAGCCCGGCCGCGCACAGGGCGTCCCTGGCTGAGCGCAGCACCGGTCCGTGCGGGCTATCGTTCAGGGGCATTGTCTCGATCAGTCGCCGCATCACCGCGCCACCCCCTTCGCCTTCTCGTAGCTCCGGTAGGCTCCCAAGCCCAGCATCGGCACCAACAGCCCCATCAGCGTGCTGGTGTCGATCTGCGGCATGGGCGTGCCAGGCGACCACATCGACAGTGCCCACCCCATCAGCGGATAGCCGACGGTCTGGACGAGCAAGCCGAGAACGCATACCCAGCCGGCCGCCGGCCGCCAGCCGGAGACGAACAGGTTGGGGTTGGCGGCCTCTGCTGCATTGACGCCGAGCTGCGCCGTGTCGCCGGCCTGGAGCATGGCCACCAACTGCGCATTCGCCGCGGCGGTGGCCTTCGCCTTGGCGTCGGGGTCCGGGATTTTGTCGATCAGGTCGGCAATGACGGGCGTCAGGGCGGTGATGAGGGGGATGGCTACAGCCATGGGTGCCTCCTTTCGGGCATGAAAAAGCCCGCCGGGGATGGCGGGCGTTACTGGCAGATCAGCGACGGCCGGGACGGCGATAGAAGCACCAGACCGACAAGCGGTATCACAAGGATTTTCAATGACTTGCTATGTTGGCGACCTTGCCACGGAAGGTCAGATCCCCATCTTCGCGCGGGTCGGCTGATCAACGACGCCGGTCGGCTCCAGATTGTGCATGAACTGCCACTTCTTCACCGCCAAGGCAGTGGCCGGACCGAAGATGCCGTCCACCTTCGCCCCGACGATCCTCTGGACGGCGCGCACTTCGTCGTCCTCGTCGCCGGCCGGCGCAGCCACCATCTGCGGCATGGGGTGCGGCTGTTCGGCCGGCAGGACCGCGGCGCCGCCGGAGAACAGCGCCGCCTCCGCCGCGCGGCGGGCGACGAGACCGGCCAGCTTGGTCGGCTTGCCGTTCACCGTGGCATAGACCCAGCGGCCGAATTGGTCAGCTGCCCCGGCATAGTCGCCGGCATTCAGCATCTTCAGCAGGGTTGAGCTGCCCAGGCTACCGGCGCCCAGATTGAAGACGAAGGAGGACAGCGCGCCGCGCTGGTCGTCGTTCAGCGCCACCTTCACCAGCGCGTCGACGCGGCCCGCCGCCTCGGTCAGGTCGGCGGCGAGAAAGGCGTCGGCCTGTTCCGCGGTGATGGACTGGCCCATCTTCACCCCGGCGGTGTGGCCGTAACCGATGGTGGGGACGCCGGCCGGGCACAGATAGGCGGTGGGATACAGGCCTTCGAAATGCTTCACGAGGTCGACCGCCGCTTGGCAGATCGGCTTGGTGGTGTTCGTCACCATAGTTCAGATCCTTCTTGATTGGTGGGGATCGGCCGGTTGACCGAGCCGGAGGAAGCCGCCGCACATGGCGCGGCGGGCGGTGGAAAGGAGTTGGCCGAGCAGCAGGAGGGCGGCGTCGCGGTCGCCGTTGCAGGCGGCCAGGGCCTGCTGCACCTCTTGCTCCGCCAGTGATGGACCGTCGGGCATGGGTATGCTCCGGGCATGAAAAAGGCCGCTCGCGGCGGCCGGAGATTGTCAGGGGTTGGAGTGTTGTCGCGCGCTACCAGGAGAAGGTTTTGGTCTCACCGGCGGTCCACGAAAAGCCGCTGGCCGTGAAAAGCTGGCGCCAATTCGTGGCGTCTTGCGACCCGTAGACGGCAAAGGCGCTTGTGGCTGTGGCGTTGGTGAGCGACAGTCCATTGACTCCGATGCTTGCGCCTGCGCCGAAGTCCAGGCGCACCCACGGGTTTGGGTCGCCGGACACGTCGGCACTACCCCATCCCGCGGTCCCCGATCCATCGAAGCAGTTATACGGCTGCCCAAATCCCGTTGATGATGCGCTCGCCACGAAAGGTGATGGGGAGCTGTTGCCGGTGAGCGGTGTTGGGATCAGTGGGGTTGACCCGGCAAAATACATGATCTCAGAAATACTATGGCCGGTGCCCGTTGTGAGGCCACCCAGCGAGATTTGCAGATATCGCCACCCACGCCGCATTGGCAAAGTGGCGGCCATTCCCAGCGCATTAATCAGCATGGCTATGCGTCCGTCTGTGCGTTGATTGTCAGGTACAGCCGCACGCCCAGCAGGCGAGCGTTGGACGTCAGCGTGTCCGCGCCATTGGCGGCATCGCGGTAGACCTGAAAAATCACTGTATCAAGCGCCGCTGGACTGCCGGCGATTGTCATGGCCGCCGTGGTGGTAGTCAGGTGGGACTGCGACGCGGATAGCAGCGGGTCCGACACAGTGACGGCGGTCCCGAAAGCCACATCCAGCGCGTCGCCGTCACCTACGGCAAGTCCTTGGACACCCCACACCACCGAGCCAGAGCCGGACAGCGCCGTCCATACAACTTGAGCGGTGACCGTCCCGCGGTCCCAGCTTTTCGGCATAGCGACCATGACTTGGGCGTACTGGGCTGTATTCGGGTCATAATCTAGACCGGCGATCATCACCCGATTGGTTGTCGTCTCGCTTGCATTGTACACTGGCCCGTTGGTGGTGCGTCCAACCATCCCGATAGCTGGCAGCCAGATCGTGTGGACTCCCTGTTGGAGCGATGTAGCGACGCCACCTTGCGCCGTGGTTAGCCCCTGCTGGAGCGTGGTGATATTGCCCTGCGCTGTCGTCATGCTGGCCTGGAGGCCGGGCACCGCGTCGGCATGCTGCTTGTCGAGCGGCCCCATCAGGCCGGCGACCATGGGCGATGCAAGGAGATCGGTCACGACTGGAACCTCCTGCGAGGATTGGCGATGTCGCTGAGCGTGTAGGGCTCAGCAGCGGAGACAATTGCGGCCCAGGCTGCTGGATCGGCGCCGATGCGCGGCCCGCGCATGTTGACGTGGAAACGCTCGTCCACCACGGCGGGCGTCACCACCTCCCCCGTGTCCGGATCGACGACAGGAGCCGTCAGCGCGAGCGCGCCGATCACGTCCAGGTCGCACACCGGGCCGGCGGTCAGCCAGCACGGCGCGTCATCTGCATCAACTCCCCGCAGCATTGGCAGAGCGTCGATAAGCGCGGCCTCGGTGTCCGCGCGAAGGCGTAGAGTCTGGGGCATGTCAGCCTCACGCGGTCAGGAGAGGGAGGGTGGCGTTGGACAGGCGGCGGGGGAAGATCGTCAGCCGGCGGATGTGCCCATTGAGGTGGTTTCCGCCCATTACGCTACCAAGCTCAACCCTGGTGACTGTGGGGGCGGTCCCCGCTGGATCCGTGGAGGCGCTGCCGCCGTCGTAGCTAAATGCAAAGTCATTCGCCTTGAACGCGACAGCAGCCTTGCATAGAGTTGCTGTCGAAACGTTTGCTCCAATGAAATATGCCTGCGTGGCACCACCGGATACAATCAATGCACTGCGTTGATTTGTTCCTCCAAGTTCAATGTCAATCCTTTCCGAGTAACCAGAGCCACTATTTAGGCTGATGGGATATTTTGTAATTACAGTATTTGAAGTGGTATCGAACTCTACATATATCGTCCCCTCCGATGTGCTCCACCCCGGCACAGAGGACAGCAGTAGGGTGTTGACGTCTGCGGCGCGGGTAACGATTGACGATCCCGCCTCAATCGGTGACGTGTCGAAGGTGCCGGTTTCGCCGCCGGCAAAGTCAACGTCGATCTGGTCACCTGAAGAGCCAAGCCGGAACCCAACGGTGGGGTTGGCGACCGTCTGCCCCATGCCATACCGGACATAGGAAGACGTCGGCGTGATCGTCGTCCACGTAGAGCCGCCGTCCAGCGTCATTTGCACCGTGCCAGTACCGGCGGCGCGACGGACGAACGGGGCGAAGCGGCGGGCGGCAGAGGCAGATGACGACGCCTGGATGCAGGTGCCGTTGGCAGACGACGCGGTGAGGCGGGTTGCCGCAGCGAGGACGCCATCAGCTCCGGCGATGGCCCCGGTGGTGATGCCGCTCTTCGTCCATGCGGCGTCGTCCAAGCGGCGGCTCTTTACTACCAGCGTAGACCGCGCCTCCTCGACGCGGAGCCCCTGTAGCGCTGCCGTGATAGGGTCGAACTCAATGGGTGCAGTCCCGGCCGGGATGAAGGTGAGCGCACCGGCTTGGTTCGTCACCCACTTCCCCGACGATCCGGCGACGACGCCCGCCGGGACGGCTGCCGCGCCGCTGAACGGAAAGTCGATGATCGGAGGGATGCCAGCAATCTCGTACGGCTGGACGTGCTGGATGATGCCGGCGGCGGTGTTGGCGGCGGCAACAGCTTGGTCGCGGGCGGCGGTGACGATGGGCACGGCAGGCAACACCAGGGAAGTTGCCGTATCCACCTGCTCAACAAGCGAGGCCACACACTCACCAACGGTGGCGACATCCTTGCTGTGCCGGCTCCAGTTGGCGGCCATACCGCCGACACCAGACAGGCCGAATTTATTGGACGCCGAGTTATAGAGGCCGAGGTTGTATTGCTTGAGGCGCGCAATCGCGTCTTGCACCAGTTGCGATATGATCATTCCTTGAACTCCTCAAGTTCGGCGCTTGTCGAGGTGTAGCGGCCACTGATGTAGGTTTGACTGTGATCTGCGGATCGGCGGAAGAGGCCGCCATAAAGGAAGTTTGCCGCCGGGTCGGCGGTGCTTGCCGGGTCTGTCGGATCGGCGATGCTGGGCAGGTAGAGCAGCGGCCTCCGTTTACCCGAGCGCAGCGCCATCTTGAACAATGCGTCCCGGAGCTTCCGGTCGGCCACCTCGCGGCCGATGGTGACCGTGCGCTTGGCGATGCCCTCTTCGACCCACGCCGATCCGCCGGTGCCGGCGATCACCTCGTCGTTGTCCTTGACGCCTTCGCCGCTTTTCCCGACGTGCCGGCTGAAGATCAGGCCATCGCCAGCCCAGGCGAGACCGATCCGATAGCCGGTGTCGTCCGTCCCGTCCGGGCGGAACGCTCCACCCCAGAGCGTCCAGCGGATCGCGACCACGGGGCACTGCGGCACCGCACAGTGGATGTTGATCGGCAGCAGCGGGAGGTCGCGCGGATCAAGATCGCCCCGCATTTGGTTGGGCGCGCCCGCCGGCATTTCCTCCGGGTCCGTCAGGCCCGGCACCACGTTGGCGTCCACGCCATCCACCACCGAGGTTGCCACCAGATCGGCATCCCCCATGGCTGCGTCGCTGAATGCCTCCATTCGCCAGAAGGCATACTGTCGAAGGTTCGTGTCGCAGAGCGATGCCACGGTGAGGAAGATCGGGTATTGCCACGTCAGCGTAATGGTCACCGGGTTGATCGGTGCGCCGGTGGCGTGGTCCACATCGCCGATAGCGAGCGACACTGCCCGGTCGGAGACCGGGGTCGTGAGCATCGACTCCAGCGGCGCCGTTGCGGCCCATTGCACGTTGCTGGTGATGGTGACCGGGTTGTCGAGCTGGCCGTTCATCACCTCGTTGCGGTCAGCCAGAAAGGAGTAGATAGATCCCATGTTCAGCGCTCCACGTAGAGGGTGGCGCCGCCGCCCCTGTCCCGGTTTGTCCGGCCGGTGATGACCAGAGTTCCGCCTTCTTCAAAGCCGGCGATGTCGTCGACCACCGTTATGCCGCCACCGATCCACAGGCCGGGGGCACCGTCCCGGACCCGCACCTCATAGGGCTGTGGTGGGTTCGCGCGTTCGGCCAGCCAGAGGGGCGCCTCTGCGTCAGCGTCGGCCTTCAGCGTCAGCGCCGTTTCGATACGATCGGTCTTCGCGCTGACGCCATATGCCGCCTCGATCAGGGCGTCGGTGGCGGTGTCGGACTCGCGCCACTGCTGGGTCCACAGCGCCGCGTCTGCCGCCGTGGCATCGGCTGCTGCATTGGATGCAGCGCTCGGATTTTCCGCGTAGAGGACGGTGACCTTCTTCGTCGGCGTTACGCTGCTGCCGGCGGTGGGCTTCAGGCCATCGACGGAGCCGCTGGCCTTGCTGTAGGCGCGGGTCGGCGTGACTGCGGTGGCGCGCGGAAGGCGGGTCACCACCAGCCGGTCGGCAAGGTCGACGAACCAGCGCCCCCGCGGCACGGAGCCGACCAGCTTCCCGTAGGCGTCTCGGTGTGTTCGGCCATCGCCGGCCGGCAGGTAGAGGCCGATGGTCCGGGGCAGCGCATCCATGCCGCTGACATCGGCGTTGGCGATGATCCCGCCGTGCTGGACGGCCAGGAACGCCACCACCTCGCCAATGAAGCGGCGCCAGACGCCGCCGGTCTTGTCGCCCTTCACCTCCAGCCTGAGATCCTCATAGTGGATCGCCGTGAAGATCCTGCCGGTCGCGACATCGACCCGGAACTGGTTGGCGCCTGGGATGCCGGCGGTCTTGCTGACGGCGACGCCTCCAGACCAGCCGCGCGGCACGTCCTCGATGGGCAGCCCGCCGTTGACGGACCAGACATGCAGCAGTCCGCCGTTGCCGCTGCCCTGGTCGATCACGCCGAGATAGGTTGGTTGGACGAATGGGCAGTGCCCAAAGCACCGCTCTTTCAGTGTGTTTTTGAGGGTCGTCGGCCCGTCGTACCCGCCGGTGCCGGCATATCGCGCGTCGTCTTTCTGGATTGGCGTGTCGAAATCAAGCTGCCTGTCGTAGACGGGCAGCTTCAGGTCCGAGCGCCCCGGCGCCATCTTGCCGGCCTTGGCACGCCATACGGTCACGGCGGTGCTGAGTGGCGCCCCGGCGGCCACCACCCGCTCGGTCACGGATTGGACGATGTAGTCGGTCAGGAGAGCGTTGAGCGGGCGGGCGCCCAACAGCACGCGCTCCCACAGCCCCGTGGTGATGTTGAAGACCGACGCGAAGCGCGGCAGATCGTCAGTCTGCCGCACATTCATGAGCCGCAGATCGTCAATCTGCGCCCGTGCCCCGTCGGCCGCCGCCGTGATTGCGACGGTCGGCCACTGCCCGACGAGCGGCAGCCAGGTCACCGATGCCGGATCGTCATCGCTGCGGGACTGGAAGGCGACGGACCCGGCACAGAGCGGCCAGCGGTGAAGGTGCCCGGTGGCCCGGTGAAAGGCCACGAGGTCGTACAGGTGGATATCCATGCAGATCCCCTTATGCGGTGCGCTTCTGGCGCTCCTGCAACTCGTCCAGTTGCTGGCGCATGAGCTTCACTTCGTCCCGTGCGATGCGGGCGCGCTGGGTTTGGGCCTCGCCCTCGGCCTCGTGGATGGCGTCCTCCAGCCGCTCAATGCGGCGGGCGATGTCACGCAGCACGGACACGACTTCGCGGTTGTCCGACGCCACCGGCCCGGCTGTCGGCCGGATCGGGGTGACGTTGGCCGGGTAGCGGTCATTGGCCGCCGTCTGGTACAGGCCGGCGATCCGCATGCTGTCGACGGAGGAGGCGATGGCGGCACCGCCGCCCTGCCACAACAGCTCGGGGCCTCGCTCGCCGACCCACACCGCGCCGGGCGGGGTCGAGAGCGTGCCAGCGGCGAAGCCGGGCACTCCGGCCCCATGAGCGGCCGAACGGACCGCCGCCTCGAAGGCGGAGGCGTGGCCGAGGCGGACCCAGGCGTTGAGGCCCGCGTCAACCCCACCGTCGTAGCCGGCCGCCTTAACCGCGGCGGACTGCTGCGCCTGGGTCAGCGCCTCCCAGGCCCGACCGACGTCTTCCGGCGCGGCATAGCGCGCCCCGCCGCCGATGGTGGTGACATTCGCTTCGAAGGTCGAAGCGCGCGTCTTATCCGTCGCCAGCCACATATTGAAGGCGCTGTCGATGTCGCCGCCCCAGCCCATGGCGCGGGCGACACCGTGTTGCTGTGCTGCCGACAACCCATCCCAAGCCGTCTGCACCGCTGCGGACGCGCTATAATGCGGGGAGTTGTCGTTGGTACCGGTGAGCGTCTTGAGCGGGCCGAGCGCCGCCTGCCAGACGGCATAGCTCTGGTCCATGACATCCTTCAGACCGGTGATGGCGCCGTACTGGCGCTCCCCGACCCGAGCCGCCTCGGCCCGCGACCGCTGCAACTCCTTCAGGCTGTCCTGCGCCACCTTCAGGTCCGCCTCGGCCGTAGCCGCGGAGGTGTCCGGGGCGATGGTGCCCAACTCGCCCAGCACCCGCATGACCTCGTCATAGATGGCGCGCGAGGTGCCGGCGGAGTTCGTCTTTTCCAGGCTGACCAGCGTCTGCGACAGGCTGGTCAAAGTCGACCGGGCGGTGGACTGCTCGTCCTCGCTGGCGGTCGAGGAGCGGACAGTGGCGAGAGCAACATCCCATTGGCGCCTTGCTTCCGCCAGCCGCTCCTGCGGGCTGATCGGCGCGTCCTCGCTGATGGCAAGCGCATCGCGGGCAGCCGCGAATTGCTTCGCGACCTGTGTGACCTTTAGAGCGCCCTCCTGGAGGCTGGAGATCAGTTCCTGTTGGGCGCTGATCTGCCGGTCGTAGGAACCCAGCACATCAGCCTGCGCAAGCTGGAATGCCTGGGCTGCCCGCTCTGCCGCTTGGACCTGTTGAAGCTGCGTCACATCCCGACCGGCCTCCTTCGCGGCCTTCAATTCTTGACGCTGCTGTTCGTCCAGGGTGATCAGGCCGGCGCCACGGCTGTTGCCCAGCGCTGCCTGCATGCGGGAAGCAACGCCCGCGGCGAATGACCTCTCCGCTTCCGCTGCCGCTTCATTCAGCTGCTGCAGGGCTGCCGTCGCCGCCCTCACGACATCGGGTGTGTCGGCGAAGGCGGTGATGATCTGCTGCAGGCTGATGCTGGTGATCGACCCGCTCTTTACCAATCCCGCCATGTTGTTGGTCAGGGTGCCGGTGACCTTCGCCATCTGCGCGGCGCGGTCGGCACCCTCCGGCCACAGGGCGTTCACATCCTTCACCGACGTCTTGTAGGCGTCGATCAGGCTGGCGGCCGAGTCGTAGCCTTCTTCCCCCTTGGACTTCCGATAGGCGGTGTCCAAGCCGTCGCTGTAGGACTTCTGCTCCTTCTTCAGGCCATTGTTGAAGCCCTCTTGGAGCTTGGCGGCCAGTTCGTCGCCGACGATGCCAACCGAGGCGAAAGCCTTCACGAGGTCCGTGGCCGTGTTCGACCACTTTCCTTTGAGCTGCTCCACCTTCTGCTGCTCTGGACTGCTTTCGATGGTGGTGCCGGCCACCTCGTCCAACAGGCGCTTTTTGACGGCGCCCAACGCTTCCATCTGCTTGAGAGCACCGAATAGACCATCCGGCACTGACTGGCCGGCGGCGACGTAGGCGTCGGCCGCTTTCCTCATGTCCGCGGCGAGCCGGTCGAAGTCCTTGCCGATGGGCGAGAAGGTGTTGGCGCCCAGGCTGGCAACGACGTCATTCAGCTCCGAAACCCGGTCACCACTCAGACCGACCGCGTCAAATTGGGTCTGGAGTGCCGCCCGTTGAGCGGCCTTCTGCGCCGCCGCTTCAGCCGCCGCTTTCTCAGCCGCTGCCGCAGCGTCCCGCTCTGCTGCGGCGCGAGTTTCGGCGGCGGCCACGGTGGTGCTGTACCGGTCGGGCTCTCCGCCATCTCTTGCGGTGACGCCTGACGCAGCGCTCGCGCTTCCCATTGCACCGGAAAAATTCCCATTGGCGTCGATCGATCCGATTGTGATGTGGTCGACGTCAAGCGCATCGGCCAAAGCGCCCATCGCGAGGCCAAGGCCGGGGATGCCCGTCGCCAAGCTTGCGAGATCGCCGACGACGCCCGCAGCGTTAACGCTCAGTTGGGTGTTGTTCAGTCCAGTGGCAGGGTCGACACCGATGGACTTGGTGATATTCAAGCCATACTTGAGCGCTGCGTTCGTCAGCCAGCCAGACAGCGATGTCCCGTAGACGTTGTCAACGGCCGCCGCAGTTGCGGCTACCTGCTCGGAGGTCGGGGACGCATAGCTCGCCGCCCCGCCGAAGCCAATCGTTCCGGAGCGGTCAGCCCCGGAGAACGAGCCGAAGCTGTAGCCTCCGTACGACCGCATATCTCCCTGCGACATCGGCGTGCTGCTCGTCCGGCTGATCGACGGCCCTTCGCTTGCCGTCCCTACCCCGCCGAAGCCGCCACCAGAACCACCGGAGGTGCTGCCCGAACCACCGGCGGAGTTGCCACTCGATCCACCGCCAGACCCCGCGGAGCCACCGGAACCGGGGCTGCCATGATCGCCGCCGCCATACTCGAAACCGAGAAGGCCGGTTTCCGGGTTGATCGTGCCAGGATGACCCAGCACCCGGCGCACCGCTGCCAGTTCGTCGCCACCGCGGAGGTGGATCAGGGTGTCATCTCGGCCTTGTCCCATCTGGGCAAGCATCTGGGCGCTTTCGCGGGCGTTCCAGATCCGCTCACCTCCGGAGAGGCGAACAACCTCCGGCCCCTCTTCGCCGACGACGGCCCAGCCTGTGGGAGCCGACAGCGTTCCACGGGCGAAGCCGGGCAGTTTGGCGCCGGCGGATACCGAAAACACCGTCCCTGCATTGTCAACGATGTCGAGCAAGGTGCGGCCGAGGCTGTTTCCCGCTTCTACGCCCGTCTGGAACTGCGAGAACAGATCAGAGAGCGAGTTGCGCAGCGCCTTGATCTGGGGGTCAAAGCCGTTCGCAAACTCCAGGTGCGACAGCATGTCTTCCAGCGACACCGCGCTCTCGTGCGCGATGGCGTGGGAGATTTCCGGCACGCCGGACTTCATCCCCTTCAGCAACTCCAAGGCGGCCTGCTCGGCCGACTTGTTCTTGGAGTCGATGTAGCTATCCTTGCCCGTGGGGGTGAGGTTCAGCCGGGCGATGATGTCATTCAGCCCCTTCGCGACTTTCGAGGCATCTGCATTGAACCGCGTCGGATCGCCGTCATTGTCCTGGGCATAGGCGCCGAGCGCGTACCGGCCATTGGCGCCCAAGGTGATGTGCGAGATCGAGTATTTCTCGCCCCGATCTTTCGCGCCCGTCACCGCGCTCAACAGCGCGCCGGCCGCCATCATGACCCCGCCCGCGGTCTGCCCACCGGGAATCATCGAAACGACACCGCCGGCAGCAGTCAGGCCACCGCCGATCTTCTGGCCTGCCGAGGCACCCTTCTGGGTCGCCAGCATTGCGCCGGAGGCGATGCCGCCGATGCCTTGCAGGACTTGCCCCCAGGTTATGCCACCAGGGCTGGTGTTGCTCCATTTCCCGTTCTGCCAGGAACCAGATTGCCCAGCATCGAACAGGCGCTGTGCATTGTCTTCTGGGAACACGGGGGACGACAGCCACGAGCCGCCGGCACCCTTGGCCGCCGGGGCAAAGCTGGTGCTCCCGTCCGCGTTCTTGATCACCTTCTGTTGCGTGCTGCTGCCGCCGAAGAGTTCGCTGAGCCAGTCGCTCGCGCCGCCCAGCATCTTGGAGACTCCACCGAGGAAGGTATCCGCACCATCCGCCACCTCAGTGGCGAATTTGGTCGCACTGTCGCGTGCCTGGGTCAGCCCATCCGCCGCGCCGATGGCATTTTCGCCGACGTGGCTGATCGCGCGGCTCTTCACCTCGATAACGGATGAGGCGTCCTTGGTGACGCTGGTAAGCCCAAGCGCGCTATTCACCCACGATTGCTGTGTGGCGGTCAGCGTCTGCTGGGTGCTGTCGGTGGCGCTGCGCTGGACCTCCACCGTGTCGAGTTGGGCCTGAAGCGCGCGCTCCTGGGCGGCTGTGACGCCATCAACCCGAGTTCCGAGAGCGGCAATATCAGTGCCAACCGACTTCACCGTCGAGCCGAAATTGCGCATGTACCCGACGGCTTCGGCAGGTAGTGCGCGGCCATCCCGCAAGTATTCAGTCATGCGGCCCGGACCAGCATTGTAGGCACCGGCCACGAGGTTCCAATCACCGCCAAACTGCCGTCCGAGCATGGACAGGAACTTCACCCCACCTTGGATGTTCTGGCGCGTGTCGGTCGCATCGACCCCGAGCCACTTGGCCGTGTCGGGCATCAACTGCATGACGCCCTGCGCACCGGCGGAGCTGGTCAGCACCCGGCCATCGTCGCGGTACTGCCGGAAATTGCTCTCGATCTTGGCGACAGCCAGAACGACGTCTTCCGGCACGCCCTGGGCGCGGGCTTCCGAGCGGAGCATGTCGACGACCTGCCCACCGTCCTTGATCGCCACCGGCATGGGAGAGCTGCCGGTCATTGCTCGCGGGTCAAGCGCCACCGCTGCGGCCGATCCGGCCATCTGCACCCACATCGCGTTCGATTCGGACGAACCGAGACCGCCGGAGACGCTGTTCACGATGCGGCTGAGACTGGCTGGATCGTTGGCCGGGCGGGGCGTGTTGTCGTTCGCCATAGCGACCCCCCCGGACATCAGCTTGGTCAGCGTGCCGGTCAGCCACGTCTCGGCCGGCTTTGTGACGAGCACGCGGGCAAAGACCCGCTTCAGGTCCTCGGCCAGGGCCTTGCCGGCATCTCCAGCCTTCTTCGCTCCGACGATCACATCCTCGAACGCGGTGGTGATCGGCTGGGCGATGTTGGCGGCGTTCTGTGCGGTGTCCTGCAACTGGCTGTTCACCCGCGCCAGCTCGCCGGCCTGCCGGATGTAGGCTTGGGTGCCGGCGTCGGTCAGATCGACGCCCTTGTCCCGCAGATTGTTGGTCGCCTGGATGATCGCGACCGATCGCGCCCGCTCGGCGTTGGACTGGCCCAGCATGCCGAACTCGGCATTGGCAAGGTCAACGGCCCGGCGCTGCTCCGTCGCCATCTGGGCGAATTGCTGGGAACGCTGCGCCACGTCGCGAGCGAGGATGCCGGTGCTGATTTCCTTGATTTGGCCGGCGTCGCGGGACGGGTCCAGACCGCGTTTGCGGGCCTCGGTCAGGGCTTCGTTGGCGAGCGCCGCCTCGCGGGCAGCATTGGCACCTTGGCCCCAGGCAGCGGCCAGCCGCTGGGCATCCTCGGTCTGCTGCTTCAGCGCGGCATTGAACTGCGACGCCTGCACCTTGCGCTGCGCGTCGTCCAGCGCCCGCAGCCGCCCGACGATGGCGTCGTACGGCTCGATGGTTCCGCGCGCTACCTCGGCCAGGGCCTTGGCCTGGATTTCGGCCTCGCGCACCGCTGCCGTGGACTGACCATAGGCGCGGGCCACCAGATCGGCACCGGCCACCTCAGCGGCGGCGGCCCGGTTGTTGTCGTTCACCGCGACCTGAAGCTGGAGCAGCGCCTCCCGCTGACGGAGCAGCAGGAGGTTTTCCGCAGGAATGCCCTCCAGGTGCTTGTCGCGGATCTCGTCCTGCGCCCGCATCGCCGCGGTTGCCAAGGCACGATCCACCGCATTCCCGCGCAGGCTGGCGGACAGGCGGTCCACCTCGTGCGTCTGCTCCTTCACGTACTCCGTCGCTTTAGCGTTCTGCTCCGACCAAGCGATATCGGCGGGAGACAGATCGTTGGCCGCCCGATGCGCCGGCGGGCCGGATGTGGCGGCGGCCGCAAGCGAGGATGCCTTTGCCGAGATGGCGGTCAGCCTGTCTTCCAACCGCGAGACTTCCGCCCTTGCCGTTTCCAGTGGCCCCTGGAATGAGGCTTTGTAACCGCCGTGCGGCCCGCCGAGCCAGCTACGCGACTCCAGATCCTGCACCCTAGCGCGGGCTGCATCGAGCTGCCACTGGAGCGTCTTGCGAACCTCGTCGTCCTTCGGCTGCTTGGGCGCGTCGTATTCGATCTTGCTGGATCCGGGCAGCATGGTGGTCAGTGTCGACGCCGCCAAGCGGGCGAAGGTGTCCTTGCTCGGGTATTCGAGGAAGTCGGCCAGCAGCTTGAACTTCTCGGACAGCGCAATCTCGACCTTGATGACCAGGGACGAGGTAGCGGCGGCATCCACCATCCTGTTGAACTGCACACCAAGTTCGTGCATCGCTTCGGCCGCGGGGCTCATGGCGTCCTTCCGCAGCCCGTCGAACCGGCGGTGAAGCGCACCCAGCGCCACCCCGAGCGCCTCGGACTGGCGGCCATGCTCCGCCATCACGCGGATAGCATCGACCTCTGCCGGCGTCAGGAAGCCGATGGCTTCATGGAGCTTCTGGATGGCCGGATAGCCATCGGTCACCATTGCGGCCAGTTGCTTCGTCATGTCATCGACCGAGCCGCCCAGGCCGGCCGTCATGTCGCTGCCCAGCAACGCCAGTTCCCTGCCCATGCCCGCGCTGATGCCGCGGGTGGATGCGAGCACCTTGGCGGTTGCGAAGCTCTCCCCCCGGGCGGCGCCGCCTTCGTAGAGGGCCGTTGAGAGTCCCTGCAATTGTTCTGCCGTTGCCTGCGTCTCGGTACCGTATGCGCGCGTCGTGGCGGTTAGTTCGCGGATCTGGCTGTTGATCTGAACCGCTCGTGCTCCGACAAGGGCGAGCGCAGCCCCCACCGAGCCGATGCCCAACGCCGCCAGAGTGACGGGCGAGACAAGCAGCGCCCATGCTCGGGACATGCCTCCGACCGCCCCAACGGCCTGAGGGGCCTGCTGGAGCATGGCGACTATCGCGGATTGGCCGGAACCGACCTGAACGACGAAATCCTGCAGCTGATAGCCGAGGTTCAGCGACTCATGAGCGGCCAGCTTCGTGCTGGTGGCGGCACGGGTGGAGAGGTCGTGTTGCTCCTTCAGCTTCGCCGACAAGGCGGCGTGCTGCTCGGCCGTCAGCTTGATCCCGCCGACACCGTCGGTCATGGCCTTATCAAGCATCCGCTGCTGCGCGATCAGCTTCTCTTCGGCGCCGAAGGTGCGGTCGAGAGTGCCGACCAGCCGCTGGAGCGCCTCCTCCTCCTTTTTCGCCGCGATGGCCGCAGGCGAAAGGGAAGCCGCGAGCTTGGCTTCGTCCGCCGCCAGTTGTTCCAGCGACACGCCAGCCGCCGCCGCGGTGGTCCGGAGCCGGTCCAGGGCCTCGGTATACTTCAGCGCGTCACCAGCCTCCTTGTCGAACGAGGCGACGGTCTTGCGATAGGTGACGGGGGCGTCGAACTGCTCCATCGCAAGGCTGGCCTCCCACTCGGTCGCCAGCTTCGCCTTGGCCTCGCGGGCGCCCCATTGATCCATGGCCATCTGCGCCTCCCAGGCGGAGGCTACCTGCGCCTTCGTCTGGGCGATGCGCTCGCGCTGCTGGAAACCTTCGAGCGCGAGCAGGCCCTCCCATTCGGTGGCGAGCTTCGCCTTGGCCTCACGCGCGCCCCACTCGTCCATCGCCAACTGCGCTTCCCAATTGGCCGCGACGTTGGTCTTGGTCTGGGCGATGCGTTCGCGGGCGGCAAACTCCTCCTGAACGAGGATGGCCTGCCATTCGGAGGCGGTGGCCTCCGCCGCCTTCGTGGCTTGGCCGGCGGAGCGCGCGGCGGGATCGTGGGCGGCGGCATAGGCGTTGAGCAGGCGGGTTGCCTCTGCCTCCTCCACGCCAGCCCGGCGGATGGTGGCCTGCAACTTCGCCAGCCCGGCCTCATATTTCTGCTGGGCGACATCGGTCAGGCCGAGCGAGACGCGGTAGGCGTCCAGTTCCGCGTCTGCCGCAGCGAACGCCGCGGTGATGTCGTCCAGGCGCTGGGCGCTGCCATCGTCCCCGAAGGTGATGGTGCCGGTCCCGCTCGATCCGCGGCCGGTGGTGGCGTAGCGCGTCGGGCCAATGGTCGCCGTGTTCGCCGTCTGGCGCGACAGGCCGACCGAGTCGTTGATGGCCTTCTGCGCCGCGGACACGCCGCGCAAGCTGGCCTCCAGCCCCTTCGCCCCGGCCGCCCACTCGGCAAAGCTGGAGTGCCCGGCGTCGAAAGAGGTGTTCAGATCCCGGAGCGCGCGAGCGGCACGGTTCAGCCCGTCGGACATGCTGCCGGCGGTCTCATAAACCTTGCCCAGCGCACCCGTCCACGAGCCGGCCGAGGCCGTGGCGGCGGCCATGCCAGCCGACAGCCCGCCAGCGGCGGCGTTTGCCGCTGCCGCGCCGGCTTCAACGTCCTTGAAATACCGGGCCACCGCCGCGCGTGCCTTCTCGGCGGCAGCTTCCATCTTGGCCGTGATGGTGGCGCGAAGCTCCTCCTTCTCCGCCACCTTCGCGCTGCTCGCCTCCAGGTCATCCAGCGCCCGCTGATAGGGCGCGATGGCCCGCGCGACGGCGGCGGCCTCCCTCTTGGTCCGGTCGAACTGGTTGGCGAGCTGCTCGGCCGTCCGGGCATGGCGCTTCACGCGCTCATCGGCACGCTCAACGGTGGCGGCATAGTCGGCGATGGCTTTTCCAGCGGCGGCGGCACCGGCTGCGGCTTCATCGGTCGCCTTCTTCGTGCCCTTGCCGGCACGCTCTGCCTTCGCCTCGGTCGTGGTGAAGGCGTTTCCCAGGCTGGTAACGGCGTCGGTCGCCTTTTTGGCGCCGGCCGACACACCGTCCTGGAAGCCTACGTCGAGGCTTTCGACTTGATCGGTCATTGGCGGATCCTCGGGGTATCAGCGGCGGGGGCGAATAATGAGGGCGGGGCTTTCCACGCGCGTGCCTTGCCGGCCGCGCGAAAGGCCCCGGTGCCTTCCGGTGGTCCACACCTGCCGCTGGCGGAGCAGGTACTGACCGTAGAAATTCATTGTGTAGACCCGCTTGACCTCTACGAGGTCGCCGAAGCGGGAGCGGATAGCCTTCACGGCGTCGTCGAACAGGCCGGGCGGCACGCTGAAGGTCAGCGATTGGCCGCCGATCAACTGCACGTCGACCTTGCGGTTGTACGGCAGGGTATTGCCGATGATGATCTCGGTGATCGTCGGCGACAGGGCCGCCGGATTGAATTGCGCGGCCGGCACAAGGCGCCCGCTGAAATCCCCGGACTGATATCGGGGGGAAGCGCTGTCGGCGATGGCGAAGAAAAAACCGTCCCGATAATGGGCCGTCTTGCCCGTGCCGGGGTTCAGCGGTGCGGAGGAGCGCGGCGGCGAGCGGGCGATGAGGAACGACAGAGCGAAGTTGCACACCGCCCCCAAGATCGAGAAGCGGTAGACGATCCGCCCGCCGTCCGCCGGCCGAACCGCCGTCTCCGGTGCGCCCTCCACCCCATCGACCCAGCGCCGGAACCGACGGGAAGCCCGGCCGGAGGCGATGAGCCGATCCCGCTCGGCAATGGCGATGTCAGCCAGCCGGCGGGACTGTGCCTCCGGGGATAGGGCCTGGTCGACGAAGACCCGCAGCCGGGCGTTGAATGCTGCCGCTTTCGCCATGGGTCACTCCGTCGACGGCTTCTTGTTCGCCTCCTTCACCTTTTCCGCCCACCACTCCGCATAGACGCCATCCATGGCGCGGAGCAGGCGGAAGAGGATGGGGAGGTCATACCCGTGGTCAGCGGCGTAGGAGCGCATGACGGACCACGGGATGTTGCAGGGGGATGGAGGCCCCATGCCGCCGCTGCGCCACTGCCGGTCATCGGACAGGGCGTGCCAAGCACGCCATGCCCACCGGCACCACGGCAGGGGTTCGACCGCCTCGCCCTCGTCCTCCAGGCAGGCGGCCACCATTTCGGCCGCGTCGGGGTCATCATCCGCAAGGTCGGCCAGCAGATCGTGGCTGTCCGCCTTGCGGTTGAGATGGTCCCGTAGGGCCGCCGTCAGTTTCCCTCGGCTTCCTTGGCGTCGGACTCGCGGTCGGAGGTCGCCATGGTGGCCGCGGTGAAAGCCGCGTTCGACAGGTCCGGGTATTCGGGGTCGCGGATCAGGTCGCAGAACTCCTCGAAGGAGACCTCGGCGCCGTCGTCGTCCTTGAACCGGGCATCGCGCAGACAGCAGGCGATCAGGCACTCGATGTTGATCTTGCGCTTCAGCGCGGCCGGCAGCTTCTCGGTGTCGCCGCCGAAGCCCTTGGCGGCCTTGCGCTGCTTGGCGGCCTGCATGTCGAGGTATTCGTCACCCATGCCGAGGGTGAGGATTTCCAGGTCCATGTCGAGGTCGGGGCGCTTCCAGACACCGGTGGTGTAGGCGGCGGTGGAGCGCTTGCGGGAGGCGAGATTTGCCATGGTCGTAGATCCTTGATTGGTCGGTTGGTCGGATGAATGCGCGGTGAATGGGCGGGCGCCGACCAAACGCCCGCCCGCGGCCCGCGCGTGCCGTCATGCCGCCGGCAGAGCCGGCAGCCTCTTTCCCGTTGGTCGCGGGATCTCGTCAGGGAATCAGCGGTAGAACTCGATCCGGTTCACGATGACGGTCGAACCGGTCAGGGTGTCCTTCGAGCCGGTCAGCTTCACGGGCAGCATCACATCGGTGTTCTTTCCGCCGACGTTGGGGTCGGCTTCCTTCGGCGTGAGCCGCGGAGCGTCCCAGATCATCGCCTGTACCCCCTTCTGGAGGCGGGTGTTGATGCTGGTGACGGTGCCGCTCAGGTTCTTGGCGACCAGGGAGGGGTCGCCGAAATGGGTGTTCAGCTCCACGGCCAGATCGCACGCGCCATCCGTCACGTCGACCGGGGCCGGGGCGATGTCGTCACCATCGGCCGCCGCGTCGATGGCCCGGAGGTTGTTGGTGATGGTGAACTTCACACCCTTGGCCCAATTGGGTTTTCCGAGCGCGACGCCGCCCTCGCCGATGCGACCGCAGTTGGAGGAAAAGGCCATCACCGGATAGGTGCCGCTGTCCGGCTCGTCGTCGGGCGTCGCGTCGAGAGTGGTCGGGCCGGGAACGCCCGCCTTCATGCCCATGAAGCTGATCGAGCCGGTGGCCTTCTCCTTGGCCTGCCCGCCGAACTCCAGGCTGCCGACCCGCATACCGCTTTGCGCGGTGTAGGTGGGCGGGGTGTGATCCATGAAGCCGCGCTCCAGGGTCACGCCGATCTTCGTGACGCCGTTCTTGAGCACGTCGCCGAAGAAGAAGCGGATGGTCTTACCCGTTCCGGTGTCAGCCGCCCAGGCGGCCGGCAGATTGTCCAGTGTCAGCTTGCGGGCGGCGATGGCAGTGATGCGCCCCCACCCGTTGGCCCCGGCGGTCGCGAAGCGGTAGGCGGCTCCGGTGTCGCCGGTCTTCACCCACTGGCCGATGCTCAAGCCGAGCGTGGTGAAATCGAGGCCGCCGGCTTGGGAGGTCAGACCGTCGGCGACCGCCGCGATGTCGCCGGCAGCGCCCTCACACCCGACCACCTTCATGCGGGCGGAGGCGGCGGGGCTGGGTTCGTCCACTAGACCAGCGCCGATGAACGCGGGCGCGGTAGCGCTGCCGGTGGTGACCTTGGCGAGCTTGCCGGCATTGGCAGTGCCGAACCCGGAGAAGTAGACCAGATGCCCGGCAACGAAGGCTGAGCCGGCGGCGACCGCCACCACCTGGGACGCCGCGGTGACGCTCTGGATCACGGAGGCGGCGGTGCCGTCGTTGTCGCGGCTCGGGGTGTTCGTCCAGTAGTTGCCGAAAGCCGACTCCATTTCACTCGACAGCAGGCAACCATCGGCGGGGAAGTGCCATTCGATGCCGATCTGGCCGTCGTTCGTCTGGCCGACCATCGCCGGGTCGCTGTTCTGCCGGTCATCGCGGATGTCGTCCGACTCCACATAGACCGCCTTGGTCGACAGGCCGATGGACGTGACGCGCTGCTTGCGCATGCGCGGGTTGGTGGGGGTGGTGCCGAAGGTCTGCTCCTGAACACCAGTCAGGCGGACGCGGTTGGAACTGGACATTTTCAGCGGCTCCTTTCAGCCGGGCATGAAAAAAGCCGCTCGGCGGTGGCCGGCGGCGTGGTGGGCGTCAGAGGTGGGGCGGGAAGGATCAGAAAGTGGTGGGCCGGGCGATGCTGCGGATGAGGCTCATGAAGCCCTTCTGCAGGTCTGTCTTGCCGGTATCGACCCAGCGAGGATCGATGCCGGGCGTGAACTGGATTTTCTCGACCAGGACGCCAACCTCTTCGGCCTTGGCCTTCAACTCGTTCATCAGCGCGATCTCTTCGGCCGATAGGTCGCGGTAGCCCTTGATGTGCTTGTGCTGGTTGTCCATTGAAGCTCTCCTCGGATCAGCCGGCGGGCGTATCGGTCTGATCGGTGGCGGGAGCGGGGGTGGTGTCCTTCACCTTGCCGGTCTTCGCCGGGGGCGGGGCGGCGATATGACCGAGCCGGATGTGATCTTCGACGGTCAGCAGGCCGTCCAGATCGTCGGCGGTGATGGTCTGGCCGGCGGCGAACCGGCGGAGCGGCGTGTTGAAGGCGGCGATGACGGTGTACTCGGACATGGTTTTCAACTCCTCTTCCAGTCGATGACGATGTGCATTCCAAACCAGTTTCCGGTGTCGTCCTTGACGCCGATGGGGTCAAAGCGGATGCCCTGATACTCGATGCCGCCGATATCCTGCCCCCGGCACATTTCGCCGAAGGCGGTCAGCAACTCCCGGTTCAGCCGGGATCCGGTGTTGACCGGGGTGAAAATGAACAGCGTGAGCGAACCAGTTTCTTCCCAGCGGTCATCCGCCGGACTGCCGGCGCCGATGCTGGCCTGTTCCCACAAATCCCCGTCGACCAGCGCCTTTCCCCAAGCGTGGATCTCGGGAAGGCGGGTGACCGGATCGGTGGGGCCGAAGGGCTGCGGCAGGGTGAACGGCTCATTGTCCCAGGCCAGTGGGCAGGCTTGCGGCGCTGCGTCCGACCAGTTCGCTTCGATAAAGGCGCGGATCGCGTCGAAGGCGTGGATCGTCGACATGGGTTCAGCCCTTCGCTTCCATCCACCAGCCGGTCGGCCGCTCGCCTGGGCTATCGACCGTCAGCGTCTGGCCGCCGCCGGTCCACGCCCCGTTGGCGATGGTCGGCTTGATGATTACGAGATCGCCCTTCATCGGGCCGTCCGCCGGGTATGCAGTTTCCGCCAGAGCGTCAGCCGCAACGATGACGGAGAATTTCCGCTGCGCTGCGTTGCCGGCCAGCGTGTCACTGCCGGTCTCCCGCCAGAACGCTTTGACGATCACATCGGTGAAAGTGGGCAGCATGGTGCCCGACGGCCGGCGCAGCACCACCAGGGCGCCGCGTCGGTCGATCATGCGAGCTTCTCGGGAGCGGGCCATGGCGTCACCCGCCTACCAGACCGGCCGCGTAAAGGGCGTCCAGAACATCGGGAGGCATAGCGGAGCCAGAGGCGGCCATGCTGCCCACCCAATACTCGGTGCGGCCCGCCCCTTCGGTCTGTTCGGCCTTGACCGTCAGGTCTCGATCCTTCGCTTCCCATCGCAGCCGAACCAGCCGCTTCACGGCATCCTGCAGGACCGTTGGCATCTTATCGACCGCCCAGCCCGACGCGATGGTGACGGCGATCTCTTCGCGCTCCCAGCCGCCAGCCCGGCCGCCCGAGACCAGCCGCGACAGCAGCCCGGATTTCGGCTGCCCTCGATAGAAAGCGCTGTCCAGGGCCTCCCCGCCGATGGCGACGGCGGTCACGCGGGCCGGGTAGCGCCAGGGAAGCTCCAGCACGTTCCCGTTCGGGGTTTCGTCAGCGCCGAAGGTGACAACCGCCACCTCCGCCACAAAGGTGGCCGGGGCGTCGCCGGCATCGTCGCCAGCGATCCGGCACGCCTCCGCAACCCGGTCGGACGCGGACAGGGCTTCCGCCTCCAGCCAAGCGTCGGACAGGGTGTCGCCGGCATCGATGCCGAGTTCCGCCTTGAGGGCGTCAAGAGCGCACAGCCGACGGTCGGTTGCGGGCGAGGTGACGACGATGGTCGGCATGGATCACCCCTTGGTGGTGTAGGGAACGCCCCGCGACGTTGCCGCCGGCTTCGCCGGGCGCAGATCGCGCGTGACGCGCTGGGGCTGTTCGACGGGCGCCGGCTTCGCGACGCCTTCCCGATCCGGTGCACTCGCCATTACTGGGCGCCCTTGGCGACGCGCGGAGGGGTCACGGTGCGCCGGGGGCCTTCGCTCGCCTCGGGCTCGGGCTTCGTTTCGGCGGCGGGCTTTTCGCTGGTCGGGGCGATACCGGAGGCCGTGTCCTCGCCGCCGGGAGCCGAGCCGGTCGCGGCATCCGCTTCGGCTTTCGCGGCCTCATAGGCGTTCCGCTCGGCCGCCACGATGCTCGCCGCGTGGGACACCAACTCGCCTATCGGCGTGGCGTGGTCGACCTCGATGCCGCGCTGCCGGAAGCCGGCCAGCAGGCTATCCAGTCCTTCGGTCACCTGTTCGGAGGGGATGAGCGGCCCGCCCGCATTGCCATCGAGCGCGTCGGAGGCAACCGCCATAGCCACGCCCTTGGCGACGAATGTGGCGGCTTGAGCGGCGGGAAACGAGGCGGTCTCGCCCGCGAGATAGGGCGTGTGGTTCTTCAGGAAGCGCACGAGCATGGTGAGTGACGGGGCCTTGCGACCCCGCCCCTTCTGGTTCGGATTGAGCGAAGGATCAGACCAGCGTGCCGCTGACCGGGTTCTCGGTGGCACCGGCCAGGATGTAGGTCACCCCGAACTCGCAGACGTCCGTGTTGGCCGCCGACAGGTTCGGCGTCACCTGGAGCCGGACATACCGGTTCGTGCCGCTCAGGTCGAAGTCCAGTTCCACCACACCGGTCACCGTGCCGCCGCCGCCCGGCCCGGTGGCGACCACCGTCGCCGGCAGGGCCGGGCCATAGTCGTCCGCACCGGTGCCGCCGCTGTCGCTGGCGTCCTGAAGGTTGGCGGCGAAGGTCAGCGTCGCGGCGGCGGCCAGCGTGGCGGTGTAAGTGACCAACGCCTTGAGCGACGCGAAGCCGCGCCGGTCGACCCAGGCGCAGTTGACCTCGGTGTTGTCGCCAGCTCCGCCGGCCGTCACGTCGACGCCGGCAACGCCGTGGCGGGCGGCGATCAGCGCCGCCGCATTCTGCATGGATGCGTGCATGGTGAAATGCCTCCCGCTCGGGTTAGTAGCTGACGCCGGTGATGCAGGAGCCGGCTTCCGGCCGCTCCAGCTTGCAGTCGGCGTACATCTCCATGTGGATGAGGATTTCGTTGGTCTGGGTCAGGAAGTAGCTCTTCCCGTCGGCGCCGACATAGCCACCCTCCAGCGACACGCGGACCTCGGCGTCACTGCCGTTGGCGACGATGATGCTCGGGCCGTTGAAGAACATGATCTCCGTGTTCGCCCCGCCCAGGTTCGTGGGGACCTGATTGGTCTCCATGATCGGATTGCGCAGCAGGGTGTTGTTGACGTCGATGCTCGGGTAGATCTTGTTCCCGTTCGGGTCGCGCAGGTCCGCCAGCTTTGCCACCGTGCGCGGCGCCATCACCCAGTAGCCGCTGGTGACGATGATGTTCGCCTCCTTCGGCAACGTCACGGCCTTGCGCAGGTCCGCCTCGATGGACGCCGAGCTGGTGCCGCTGATGGCGAACACGTTTCCGGCAGCGATCTGCGACCGCAGGCCGAGCGGCACATGCTCGGTGCCGCCGCCGCGCAGGAAGCCCGAGTCCTCGTTGACCGCCGTTCGTTCCTGCAACCGGCGAACGACATAGGCTTCGAGGTTGCGCACCGCCGCGCCGCCGTTGCGCGCCTGATCCAGCAGCCGGCGGGAGATGACCGCCTCGATGGTCAGGCGCTTCGGATCGAGGCGGATGTCGCCGAACTTGAACTCGCCCGGCGTCGGCGCCGTGTTTTCACCGGTCCACGATCCGTTGGGCGCCTGCGTCTCCTTCGGCAGGATCATGGTGCCGGGGACATTCAGGACCTGCGGCGACATGCGGCGCACCACCGTCATGTTCTCCAGGCCCCCGATGATGACCGAGGCGAAATCCGGGAGGGACAGCGCGCCACCGGCGGCATAGTTGCTCAGGTTCATCGAGCGCTGGATGACGGCGACGGTGTCCTCGCCGTAGACCTGACCCAGCCACTTCTCGGCGTTCAGCTCGCCGCCGGTGTGGCGGACCATGATGTCGGCGATCATGCGGCGCACCGGCGCCATTTTGACCACCTCCTCGCTGCCCTTCACGGTGGCCGGCAGCAGGGCGAAGGTGCCCTCCGGAGCACTGCGGGGCGTGGCGCCGCTGGCGGCCATGGTTTCCATCGCCACCGCGCGCTCCAGTTCCTCGCCCAGCTCCTTTGCGACCTGATGGGCGTCCGTATACGCCTTCTCGGCATCGGTCACGGCCTTGGTCGCAGCCTCCTTGCCGGCAGCGTCGGCCGTGCGGAGCGCGCTCTTGGCCGTGGTGATGGCGGCGGACGCGGTCTTGGCGGTACCAACCGCCGCGGCGAGTGCCTGGCGGATTTCGGGGATCGTCTTCATGAAATGCTCCACGCAAAAAAGGCCGGGCGCGAGGTGCGGCCGGCCGGTCATCCGCCAGGAAAGCGGATCGGGTTCCCCTGCGGTCAGGCGAGGGAGAATTCGAGGGTCTTCAGTTCCAGCATCCGCAGGTCGGCAGCCCTGGTCTCCAGATCGTCATCCTCGGTCGCGACCTGCTGGATCACGCCGTCGATCAGGTCGCGGGCCTGGGTCAGGCTGGCCTCGTTGGTGCTGGACAGCACGCGCCCGGCTTTGACGGTGAGGCTGGGAATGGCCTTGCCGTGCAGGGCGCCGATGATGTCCTTCACGGTCAGCGCCGGAGCATCCTTGGCGACGTCATCGCCTTCCTGCTCGCCCAGCTCGGCCAGCATCTCCGCGACCTCTTCCTGGGTCATGGCGATCAGCGCTGCGCCCAGCTGACGCAGCGCGTCCGCCAGCATGCCGGGCACCGCACTGCCGTCATCCTCCCAATCCGCCTCGGATGCCGTGCTGCCCTGGATCCAGTTGATCTCCGACAGGGCGCTCGCGAGATTGCCGATGTGCCACAGCCCCTTGGCGGTCAGCGGTGGCGCAGCCTTGGCTACAGCCCCCTCCACCGACCTCTCCGCCATGTTGGCGAGGCGGAGGATTTGCCCCTTCACGCCCTTCTGCGCCGTCTTGGCCATGGTCCGGAACTCGTTGGCCAGCTTCTGCGGCACGGAGGCGGCAGCCCGCAGCTTCGCTAGCTCGGCGGCATCGATCGACACCGTGCCCGACCGCTCCACCACCAGGGCGCCGCGGACGGCCGGGACCGACACGAAGGACAGCTCCGCCAGTTCGCATGTCTCGTACTTGACCCCGCCGCCCAGGTTGCAGCCATTGGCGTCGAACCGCGGCGGGTTGGCCGGGTCCAGCGCCGACAGGTCTTTCCCCATGAAGCCGATCGACACGGCGTTCACAACCTTGTTCTTCACGCGGTTGAAAATCAGATCAGCAAGCTCGTCGTCTCCGGCCGGCGGGAACTGGACTAGCGCCGTCAGTTTGCCATCGGCGACGCCGATCTCCACGCATCGGGCAATCGGCCGGTCCGGATCGTGCTGCCAAAGGACCACCGGATTGGTGCGGTAGGCAGTAAGGTCGATGCCGGACTGAACCACCATGTCTCCGGCGCGATCCACCTCGGGGGCTGAACAGATCACGCGGACCTGTCGCAGATCAGCCAGGGTGGTGGCGGTGCCGCTGTGGGCCTTGCGCTGCATGCTCATTTCGGTTCCTCAGGGTTCGGAGCGGCGCCCGGCTCCGTCGGGCTCTTGCCGCCGGGCGGGGTGATGGAGACGACGGCGCCCTGCTGATCCACATAGGCGGTGTTCAGCGGGCGAGCGAAGACGTTGCCGGCCGGGCTGGGGTTGTACCCCTCGTCGATGCGCCATTCGTTCGGCATCAGGGCGCCGGACTGGAACATGGTCCGGTTGCCTTCCTGGCGGGTCTTGAAGTCGGCGCGCAGCAGGCGGCGGACGTCGAACTCGACATAGACGCCATCCGGCAGGTTGAAGGCCCGCTCGAACTCGGCTTCGAATGCCTCCAGCATCGGCATGAGTGTTTGATCGTAATAGGAGCGGGTCAGCGCCTCCACGTTGTTGTTCGTCATCCGGTCCAGCATGCCGATCATGTGCAGCGGCACGCGGAAGCCGCGGGCAATCTCCTCAATGGTCAGCTTGCGCTGCTCCAGGAACTGCGCATCGACCGACGTCATGCCCAGTTGGTCGAACTCCATCCCCTCTTCGAGAACCACCGTCTTGCCGGCGTTACCAGGGCCGCCGTGCCGGCCGTTCCAGCTCGCGCTCAACCGGTCAGCCACATCCTTGGTCAGCACCTTCGGGTGCTTCAGAACGCCGCTCGGCTGGGCGCCGTTCGCCATCAGCTTGGCTGACAGTTCCTCGCCAGCGATTGCGATGCCGATGGACTCGCGAAGCTGCGCCAGCGGTGACAGGCCGACGATGCCATCGAACGTCATCCCCCGGACATGGAAGACGTCGTAATCGGGGACCATCAGCGGGACGTTGCGGAGCATGGCGTTCTCCAGCGTCGTCCGCCGGGAGATGGCGTAGAACAGGCGCCCGTCCATCGCCTCGTAGATCGTGACGCTGCCCGGATGCACCGGCCACAGGCCAGTCTCATTCCCGAAGCGGTCCCGCAGGATCACGGCGATGGAGTTCCCCCGGAACCCCCAGGCCGAAAACAGGGCGAGCAACAGGCTGACCGGGGTCATGTGCCGGTTGGGGCGCCGCAGGATCGCGTGGAGCGGGTGGTCGGTTGCCGGCTCCCGCGAGCCGTCCGGCTTCTCGCGCCAGACCTGCGGCTTGAGCTTCGCCCCATCCTCCGCGATCACCCGGACGCAGGAATAGACCGCGGAGACGCGCATTGCCGCCGAGTCGGACACCCGCACGCCGGAGGCGGCGGGCGCACCGCCCATCAACGACACGAAACGGTCGGAGGGGTTTTGTGAGGAGCCAAGATCCTTCTGCACGGCAACGCCCTGTTGCCGGTCCCGCTTTCGCTTGCCCATGGGCACCTCAAATCGTCAGGAAACCGCCGGAGCGTTCCGTGGAGTGGTAGACGGACGGTCCGCCGTCATCGGCAGGCGTCATCGAGACGCCCAGCGCTGAGATCAGGGCCACCGGCCCGTCGATCTTCTTCGCGTCCTTTTCCTTGGTCGGATAGACGTTGTCCTTTTTGTCGGGCCGGGCCACGACGTTGGACATCATCCACTTCATGCCCGGGTCGCCGGCATGCTGAAGCTTCCCGCCACGGATCAGGGCGTCCAGCTCCTTCATCGGCTCGGAGAAATTCAGCACCAGCGGCCGGTATTCCGTCACCGGCGCCTTCCTGGCCTGGAGCCGGGTTACCAGCATCGTGGCTTGGTGCGGGTCGTAGGCGATGTTCTCCACCTGGAACCGCGCGCAGATGTCGAGGATGTCCTCTTCGATGACGCCATAGTCGATGATGTTGCCGCCGGTGACGATCAGCCACCCTTCCGCATCCCACGCCTGATAGTGCTCGTTCTCCGGCAGCAGGACGGTGTCCTCAGGCAGGTAGTGGAAGGTGAAGACGCGATAGGGCTCGTCGTCGCTCTCCGGCAGGACGAGCACCTCCAGCGCAGCGATATCGACCTTGCTGGACAGGTCCAGCCCCAGCGCCACCCGCCGGCCCTCGAAGTCGGCCAGCTTCAGACCAGGCACCTCGCACCGATCCCAGGCGGCCATGTCGAAATAGGCCGACCGGGCGTTCACCCACTTGTTCAGGTGCTTCGTCAGGAAGCGCCCGCGGTTGCGGGTGTTGCTGATCGCCTCCCGCTGGCGGGCCAGCAGGAACTCCTCGCTGACCGAGACACCCATGTTGGGGTTGGCCTTCCGCAGCGCTTCGGCGGTGGTCCAGTCGTCGGCATCGTCGACCGTGTAGATGATCCCGAACAGCTCGTCGTCGTTCGCGACCTTCTCCAGCACCTTCCGCACGACGTCGCGCATGTCGTAGCAGGGGCCGGCGATGTTATCGCCCGCCGTGGTGATGACGATGGCCAGCGGCTGCTCGCGGGCGCCCATGCCGGTGACCATCGTGTCGAACTGATCGCTGGTCGCGTGTTCGTGATACTCGTCCGTGATCGAGCAGCTGGGCGAAGCGCCGTCGCCGGGCTTGCCGATGACGGGCTCGAACTTGCTGCTGTTGCCCAGGATCGAGATGTTCGAGGCGTTCACCTCAACCCCGAAGTGCCGCTTCAGGTCCGGCCGTCCGTTCGCCATCAGCTTCGCCGGGCCGAACACCTCCCAAGCCTGCTTTTCGGTCGTGGCGCCTGAGTAGACCTCCGCCCCCTGTTCGCCATCGGCGCACAGCATGTAGAGGCCGATGGCCGCCACCAGTGCCGACTTGCCGTTCTTGCGCGGCACCTCGACGTAGACCTGCCGGAACCGGCGGAACCCGTCGGCCTTGCGCACCCACCCGAAGACCATGCAGACGATGAAGCACTGCCAGGGTTCAAGGCGGAGCAGATGACCCTTCGGGTTCAGCGGATCTGGACGCGCCCACTTGCCCTTGGTGTGGGGCATCAACTCGATGAACTTGCACGCCTTCTCGGCCTTCACCGCATCGAAGCGATACGGCCAGTCCGCGGCGTTGTCGGCGCGCAGGTCGTTCCGGTGTCGTTGGCACGCCAGCCTTACCCATTTGCAGGCTGGCACCGCGCCGGACAGCACATCGTCGATGTAGCGCTCGGCCAGTTCCACATGCGGGTGTGCGACCGGGCCGGGAGGCTTGCCGCCGGCCGCGCCGCGGGTTCGGCGGACGCCCGGCTGGTGTTGACGAGGCGCGCGGGGCATTACAGGTCCGCGAACGGGTTGCTTTCACCGGGAAGCTGACCGGCCACGCGGGTCCGATCCGCCGGCGTGAGGCCGAACTTCGCCAGCCACGCGGCGAACCGGCGGTCGGCATCGGCGATGTCGGCCACCTCCGGCCGGGCGCGGCGCATCGGCCCGCCCTTGCCCATGGTCCAGTAATAGCGCTCGCCGCCCTCGGCGAAGATCATGCTCCCGCCTTCGGTGTCCATCGTCAGCGGCCGGGACAGCGACTCCCGCGCGGCCAGCAGATCGGCATACGCCTCGCACAGGCCGACCAGCGCCATGCCGTCGGCTTTCGTCAGCACGCCCATCTCGTCCAGGATCACCGAGACGGCGCCCCAGACGGTTTTTGCCTTGTCGGTCAAGTGGGCCGGCGGCGACGGGATCGAGCGCTCGGGCTTGGGCTCCCGCTTGTTGGTGCGGCACTTCTGCGCCGTGCCGCTGACCAGCTTCAGGTGCGTCGGCTTCGGGGGGCGTCCTGCCATTTTCAGCCTCCAAACCCTTTTGTTTCCATTTTGCACGCGCGCGAATTTGACCACCCACCGGTAGACCCCCGGCCCAACCCCAAGGATTGCCTCCCCCCTACCCCCCTCGCCGGCCGTGGCGGCGATTATCGCAAGCGGAACAAAGGGTTCGGAGGTTCGTCAGGGCGTCGGCGCCGCCCTCGCGGCGCGGGATGATGTGGTCTGCGATCAAGCGCCCGTTGGCGCCGCGTTCTGGTGTGGTGCAGTGCGGATCGGTGCAGCGGTGTCCGTCCCGTGCCAAGCACGCCGCGCGTAGGCGCTTCCACTCGGACGAGCCGTAGAAGGGGTCTTGGACCTGTGGGCGCTTGCGCGGTGCAGGCTGCCACCCCTTCGGGCGGAACACTGGAGGGCGAGATGGCATTCTCATCCCCTCTTCCATGGTGCGGCGAGGCCATCGAGCTCTTTGGCCGTCTCCCGCACGATCCGCAGCTCCCGCTCCACCACTTCGAGCAGCGGGTTCACCTCCGCCTGATCCTTCCGCTTAACCAGCGGGCCGACCGAGCCGAGCTTGCCCTGCGCATCCTCCAGCCGGGCGACGGCGAGGCTGTAGGCCGCAAGGATTGGCAGCTTCACCAGCGTCAGCCGTGGACCAAGGGCGGCGGCCATCTCCAGCCACACGGTGCTTGCCCGGCTGTTCGCCGCAACGCTGGCCGGTATGGGGTGGGCGGGCAACGACGCAGCGGCGCCCGTGTCTTGCCCCGTGGTGCGCTTTGCCATGGTTCCGCCCCCGTCGTACCGGGCAGGACGCCGCAAGCCGCTGTCCGGCCGGCTGTCAGCCCGCTTCACCCTTCCCCGTTCGCCAGCGTGGCAGGGGAAGGCACCTGCGCCGTGAAACCGTCCATGGCACCCACGGCAACGCGCCCGTCGGGCAGGTTCTGCATCAGGGGCCGAACGAACCGGGACGCGCCGGCGTACCCTTCGGCGATGGCTTGCCGCTCAACGGCGTCCGCCACGTCGGCGATGCTCTGGGACAGGGGCTTGCCGGTGGGGCTGCAGGGCGCGCACCCCGGAGCGGCGTGGCAAACCTCCTCGCAGCGCGTCATTGCGCACCCACGCGGTCCAGCGTGCTCACCGGGAGGCGCTTCAGGATCTCAGCATTCTGCTCGATCACCCTTTCCACGTTCTCGCTGAGCTGGATGGTGGCGCGGGTTTGCTCATGCATGCCTGCGATTACCAGTTTGAACGTCTCCATGCTCGGTCCCGGCAGGGGGCGGCGGGACCAGATCCAGATCGCCAGCACGGCACCGAGCGCCAGCACCGCGGCGACTTGGGCGTAGGGATGCAGGCCGCCGATGCTGTTCAGCGTGGCGGGAACGTCGGGAAGTGGGAGGGGCAAGCTGTCCATGGGGTGGCCTCAACAGGGGGAAATGGGAAGGGGGAGGTGCGCTGTGTGTCGCGGTTGGGCGACAGGTCACGGTGCAGGCGAAAAAAACTCTCAGGGGCAGGGATTTTCCCTCTCGCTCCGCTGCCGCGCCCTCCGTAGGGTGCAACCACAACGAGCGGACAACCCGCCAATAACTGAACCCCTGATAGCGAACCAAGGAGCAAGCCATGACCGCCACGTTCTCCACCAAGACCGCCGCTACCGCCGCCGCCCGTGATGCTGGCCTCAAGGATGGCGAGTTCACCGTGACGAAGGGTGATGCCGGCTGGAACTATGCGCCGAAGGAGGCCGCCCTCACGCCGGCACTGAACCCGCCCATGGGCGAGCAGGAGATCGAGCGGCAGGACGGCGACCAGGGCGGCGAGACGGGCGCCTCGCAGCAGGACGGCACCAGCGCCGAAGGGCAGACCACCGAACAGCCGCAGAGCGAGCCGGCCAAGACCGGCCCGGTGGTGACCTTCACCGGCTCCGCGTTCCCGAGCATCGACCACGCGGTTGCATGGGCGAAGTGCGACGGGTTCGCTCGGAACCGGATAAAGGTGGAGGCCGTGGAGGGCGGGTTCCTCTTCCGGCCGCTGGCCGAGGGTGAGAAATACGTTGCCATCGGCTCCACGCCGCGCACCGGCAACGGCCCGGCCTTCCCGGCTCCCGGAACCAAAAAGCGAATGCTGATCGATCTGGTGTGCCGCGCCGAGGGCGCGACCATGACGGAGTTGGAGACCGCGCTTGGGTGGAAAAAGTGCAGCGGCACCCTCAACGAGTTGGACGAGACCTTCGGCCTGGAGCTGGAATACCGGAAGAAGGGCAAGGAAGGCCGCTATTTCGGCACCTTCCCGGCGGCCTATGCGACCCCGGAACCGGCCGGTGAACAGCAGCAGGCCGACGAGCAGGGGCAGCGGGAGCCGCTCGCGGCGTAACCCGCCCACCACTCCAGACCTTCAACAGGGGGCGTATTTCCGCCCCCTTTTTCATGCCCACACCTTGGAGCCCGAGATGCAGCGCGCCACCACCCCCTCGTCACCCGACCTCCACGTCATGGCAATCGGCAACGGCTACACCGTGTTGCGGCACTACACCGCTGAAGGGCGGCGGTTCATGGAGCAGCGCGGTCTCGAGTGGCACACGCCAGAGCGGGACACCCACATAGACCGTGCGCCCGTGATCGTAGCCATCGCGGAAGAGGCAACCGGATCAGGTTTGCGGGTCCGTTTCAACTGACCCGCCACGGACCCACTCACCACCACCCACCACCGAGCCGCGTTCCTCCGGGAGCGCGGCTTTCGGCGTCTCTGGCCTTCAGCCGGCCGGGCGGCGGAAGGCGCCCATGGGCGCGGCACGGTAGCCCGGCGGAACCGGTTCACCCTGCAGCGCCAGAAGGCGCCCACCCTTGCCGGCCATGGCGTGGCCGCTGCTACCACCCCTTGCCCGCGCGCCAGCGCCGAGGGGCGCCTTGCCGGGCTGTAGGGGCGCCTTGCGGCTGCGTCTGGACAGCGCGCCCGGTTTCTGTTCACGTCACCGGCTTTGGCACCAGCACCAGCGCCACAGGGCGCCCGTGCCGTGCTGGCCGGCTTGCCGCACCTTCGGAACGGCGCACCGTGCCACGCTGGCCGGAAGGTGGCGCCGCGCCAGAACCGGAAGGCTCCGAAGGAGCCGCCGGTCAGCGGGGGAGCCGGCCGTCGCCGGGGAGGCTGGCGGTCAGCGGGGGAGGCTGCCGTCGATAGATGGGTGTCGGCCGGCGGATGGCGACGGCACCACATGGCCCGACCTGTCGCCTCCGACCACCAAACCCCTCCCGTAGGTCTACGAAACCTTCGCAGCCTCCCCGCCAGCGGCAAGTGCTTGGACCAGACCGTTGAGCGGGGCGCGTGGCTCGAACTGCGTCCCCTGTCCGATCCCATAGACCGGCAGGAACCGGCAGGCGGGATAGGCCATGGAGAGGCATACGAGCGTCTCGCCCGATCCTGTCGGGACGGTGTAGGTGCCCGCCGGCAACTCCCCCAGGTCGACCCGCAGCGCATCCGCCACCGCAGCCATCACCGGGAAGGCCAGATGACCGCTGGTGGCGTCGAACAGGTGCGGCCATGCCCGCGCTATCTCCGGAGCGGTCCACCACCGTCCAGTCGACAGGTCGCCGCCGGGCGCGATTTCGACCACGAACAGGCCCGCCTCCTTCAGGGCGCGGCTCGCGTTCCCGCACGAGAAGCACACGACACCCGGCAAGCCCGACTCTCGGACGTGCTGGGCAATCACCGCAGCGCGGATCTTCTTACGGTTGGGAATCGTCAGCGACGACATCGCCCACCTCGATCTCCTGCGGGAACTCCGCCTTGATCCGCCCTGGGTCTCCGCCAAAGAAGACCAGCACGTTCTGGTGCCCGCGGCCGAGCTTCCGGGAGGCGGTGAACTGCCTCCCGGCCCGGAGCGCCAGGCTCCCGATAGGCGTTGCCAGCACCGCCTCGTTGTAGAAGCCGAGGCCAGCGTCGAGGAAACAGGCGATGTTGTTGCCGAGGAAGTTGCGGTAGAAACCCCGCTCGTCCCGGACGTCGCCGATCTTCACCACGGCGAAGCGGTTGGGCTTCAGCCGGCCGCACGCCTGCCGGAAGATTTTTCTATACCAGCCGATGAAGCGGTCGTAGGTCTCCAACGCCGAGCCGTCCTTGTCGCCCTTGCTGTAAATTTCAAGGTCGTAATAGGGCGGGCTGGTGAACACTAGGTCGTAGAGCCGGCCGGCGGGCAACAGGTTGTCGATCTGCGCGCTGTCGCCTTCGATCCACACCGGGTCACGCCGCACCTGCGCCAGCCGTTCGGGGGAAAGCCGGGCGCGAACACGCTCCCATTGCTCCCGATTTGCCTTCACCTGCTCGGGCCGTAATTCGACACCCGTATATTCGTAGCCCAGCGTCGCGGCGATGACGCCCTTGGTGGCCTCACCTCCGAAGGGGTCCAGAACGGCCGATCCAACGCCGGGGGTGAACCACCGGAAGATCAACTCGGCCAGCACCGGGTCAAAAGCGGAGCCGCCGACGGCGCTTCCACGCCGCATCCAGTCGGTGGCGACGTTGGTGTCGGGCAGGTTCTCCCGCCCCTCCTGGGCGTGGACGCCAAGCGCGGTCCACGCCGCCTTTCGGTCGCGCCAGTATCCCTGACGAGCATCCAGCACAGTGAAGGGCGGGACGCCGAACCGCTCAACCAGCGTCCTGCCGGTGGCGCCATCCCTTGTCCCGGTCCCGGCGCCGGTGCCATCGGCACACAGCGCCTCCAGGTCGGCGGCGTCGAAGCCGATGGTATCGAGGTCGACCCCAAGGCCCTGTAGGTCTGCCAGTTCCGAGCCGAGCAGATCGTCGTCCCAGCGGCCGAGTTCTGACAGCCTGTTGTCGGCGATCACATAGGCGCGGCGCTGGTCCGGTGTCAGGTGCGCCAACGCCACCGTTGGCGCCACCGCTGGATCCGGATGGTTGGGGATCGACAGGCCGCGGTCGCGGATCAGCTTGGCAGCCGTCCATGTTCCGTGACCGGCGACGATCTGGCCGTCGTCGGCCACCAGCAGCGGCCGGGTCCACCCGAATTCCGTCAGGCTGGACACCAGCCGTTCAATCTGTTCGGGGGAATGCGTCTTCGGGTTCCGGTCGTAGGGCTTCAGCCCATCGAGCGGAAGATAGGTGATTTCGAGTCCCTTCAAGGTTTGCTCCGCGGCGCGGAGTGAATACGATTGCGTTCACTCCGATCTTGACCGGAGCCGGTTGTCCTGCCGATATGCCCGCGTCGCCTGCAGCGATGCGGGGCCGTCGGTCATCCGGCTCTGTCTGATGGAGCGTGCTCCAGACGCTGGCGAAGGGCGCGGTAACGCCCTTTGCCCCCCGTCTCCTTGGAGGGCGGCCTATTCCACTGATCGGTCAGTGGGGCAGAGGCGAAGATGCAGTCTCGGCGATGCCATCGACGACGTCTTGGACGGCATTTCCGATAGCGGCGGCGACCGCCATCAGGCCTTCCGCGACCTCCGGACGGCCGACCTGCGTGCACTGAATCGCCAGCGACGCGATATGTCGAACTGCCGCCGATCCGGTTGCGTCGATGGATTCGATGGTGGCCGGTGGCATCGGCCGACGCCGCGAGGTGGTGGCGAAATCTGAGTTTCCCATTCGCGTTCTCCACAAAAAGAAAAACGCGCCGCGGCGGGGCCGGGCGCGTTGCGAAACTTGGATTCTGGGGGAGGTCGATTTAGCGTGGGCACACTTCGCCTCGCTGAATCAGGTCTCCCATTTTTTCAGGGCGACCGTCAACCTTTCGGGGGTAGGGAAATTCCATTTTGCTAGCTCGATTTTTTCACCAGTAAAATTTAGTTCGTACCGGTTTCATCTGTGCTCATTGCTGTGGTGGTGGCCGGGCGGGCGGTCTGCAAATAGACGGTGGCAGCCGCAACGGAGGATTCGACCAACTCCGCAACATTGTGAGCCCGGACGGCCCAGTGCCGGAATTCAGCGGCCTTCCCCGGAACCGGATGCTTTCTTGGGACCATGCGATCCCCGATCCAGGCCTTCAGCGCCGGGTCGTATCGGCAGGCCATTTTGAAGTGCCGGGAGCTGACCAGGAATGACAACTCCACGGACCCAGCGACCCGGATTTTCAGCCCGTGCCGCCGGTGGTTGAATTCGATAGCCGGAGCGTCGAGGTGCGCCCTCAATGTCGCAAGCGCGGCGCGGACAAGGCCGGTGGCCTCTTCCTTGGCGACTGGGCCGGATCGGTGATGGCGCGACGTCCTCCAGCCCTCAACCCCCCTACCCTCCCCCGCCACCGTCCACACCACCGAGCCGAACAGGCCTCCGGCCCCACCTAAGGCGGCGAGCATGGACGCGACTTCACGACGCGCCGCTTCTGCCCCCGCTGCCGGCCCTGCCTCGGGACCTGGGGCGCTCGGAACCTTGACGAGGTGCCCCGCCGCGCGGCCGAGTGGGTAGTTCGCATCGGCAAACGCCTTCGCAAAGGCCTCACCCGCGCGCAGTTGGCCGAGATCGATGGTCGACGGCCAGAGCGCTTGCAGCGGCTGGATGACCTCGGCCGCCGGCCGGCCGATCCCCCCATCCTCCGCCGCCACCGTTCTGACCTGATCTCCTGACGGGCCAGCCCGGCGAAATTCTGTGGTGATTCTACCTTCGAATCCGGGCGCCGCCGGCATGGCCCGGCGCTGGACGTTGAGCATCGCCGCGGACCGCATCACGGCGGCCTGAAGCATCGCGCGGGTGTCCTCGGTGGTTTCGATGATGCGGGGCCAGTCGCCGGCCCCATCCAGACGGAAGAACCGGGAATAGCGCCCGGCGTCGGGCGCATCAGCATGATCGGGGTCGGTCAGTTCATAGATCGGCGGGGAACCGAGATCGGCGCGGCGCACGGCCATGCGGTCAGCGTCGGCTATGCGGATCTCGTTCATGCCTTCCAGCGGCAGCCTGGGCCCCGATGTCCAAACGCCGTCCCGCTCCGGTGCGCAGCTGGCACGCTCCAGCACTTCCGGGGGAACAAAGAAAGGCCAGACCTCCCCATTCTGTTGGTCGAACTCCTTCAGCACGCTCCGGGCGAACGCGGCACCCTCCCGGCAGATTGCCGCAGCTGCGCGTGCGGTGACACCGTCAAGCCGGGCAGTAGTGCGCGCCGGATGCGCCCAGGGGAAATCGCGCGCCGACCAGACGGACAGCCCGGCGGCAGTGCGGTCATGATGGGCCGCCCGCTGCTCATGCTCTCGCGCTTGCCGACGCAGACGGTCCGCCATCGAGCGCCAGAAGGTGCGGCACCATTCCACAGCATCCGGCTCGACCGGGACCAGTTCAACGTTCGGAACTTCTCTGGTCATGCGCCATCACCACCGGTGCCGGAACGGCGCGCAGCGTAGCGGGCACGACGCGCGGCCTCGTCGTCACGACGGCGGTGTTCGTCCTGCTGCAGCAAGGCTCCGCGCAGCAGCAGATTGCGACGCCCCATGATCGACCCGCACCGTTCCGCCAAGTCCGCGACGGTCGGCAGATGCTTCATGGATCGCGTGATCGCCCAGCATGCTTCAGCGACGATTTCGGTTGACCACAACTCCGCTTCTGCCGCCATCGCGACGGCATAGGCCTCTGCGTCATGGGGCTTCTCGGGGAAACTCCCGATAAGGTTGGCGATCAGGGAACGAGCCTCATCCGCCGACGCCGGCGGCGAAGCCAGGGCTTGTTGAAGTTCGGAAATCGCATTCTTCAATAATGCTTCATCCATGAGAACCATCAATGTTCGCGTGGATGGTCTTTCGGCGAAATCCAAAAGCGATGTTGCGTGCTGCTCGCTGATGGCAATCGTAGTCATGGGATACACGTTCATTTCATTCTCCAGCATTGATGCGTTTCAGGTGGTGTGAGTTGGTAATTTGCCGGGGAGAGGACTGAAGTAATCACCCATCGGCCATTTCATATCTTGCCTGAACAGCCGCTGGATCCATGCCACGCGCCGCCCAGTCCTCGAAGTATGGTCCAGGGTAGGAAAGGCGCAGTGATGGTTCGTCTTTGGTTCCGATATCGCCCTGAGGGGTGTATCTGCTGACCTTCATCTGGAGCCACGCGAATTCTTCGCCCTGAGGTCGGTGCAGAAAGTACAGCTGGTCTACTGCCCGGTTCAGGCCGCGCCTGGATAGTGCGGTGGCCTCGCCATCGTCCGCCAGCTGAGCAAGAACGACGATCCAGATGTTTAGCCGCTTGGCGACGTTCGCCAGCCATTGAGCGACGCGGCGCAGATGCTCCTCGTCCGACTGCTGGCGGGTCTTACCCTCGACCAGCTGCCAGTAATCGAGGATGAACCCGGTGATCCGGTGCTGCGACCGAGCGGCCAATATTTCCGAACGCAGTTCATCAACCGTGCCTCCTGGCAGGTCGACATAGACGATATTGTCCGCGGCGTTGAGCCGATACTGCGCGAGCGCTTCCATCACGCCCCGGTCACGCTCCATGACCTTCGTGGTCCCGACCCGCAGCGCCCGGCTGATCTGACGGATCTCGATCTGGTCCGCGCCCATCTCCAGGGCGAAGTAGCCATGCTTGACCCCGGCCTCGTTCAGGTTGAACGAGATGGTGCCGGCCAAGCCGGTCTTGCCGGCCTTGTCGTGCGCGGCGATGCCGTAGACCCGCCCCGGCCATAAGCCGCCGACCATGGCGGCGTCCAGGCTGGGCATGCCGGTGGAATACACGACCGGCGGATGCCGGAAGGTCTCCAGCATGTCCTCCAGCACAGCGCCTCTGGTTCGCGACCGGCCGGTTTCCACCAGTCGTTCGGCCTCCCCGACGATCTGGCCCAGCAGGTCGTCCATAGGCCGGTCGAAGTCCAGGCAGGCGTTGGCAGTCGCAAGAGCCGCTTCGGCCAGCCGCCGGCGTTTCGCTAGACCCCGAATCGTCGCGGCGTAATCTCGGGCGTTGATCGTGGTGATCATTCCGCATTGCAGATCGATCAGGTACGCGCGGCCGCCGCCGTGCTGTTTGAGTTCGGGGAATTCAGCCTCCAGCCGGTCGCCGACATCGGCCAGCAGCGCGGCGTTCACCTGAGCGCCGCTTTCCCGGCGCTTCACCGCGGCGGTCCAGATCGCACCGTGCACGGGATCGTAGAAATCCTCCGGCTGAACGAGAGGAATGCACCGGTCCAAGGCCTTCGCGCTGGTCAGCACCGCGCCCAGGAAGGCTTGCTCCACCGGCTCGTTGGAGAGCTTGGCGAACAGGTCTGCCGGTACGGATTCCGTTCGAGCCGGGGTGGCGGCGTCCGGGGTGGCATAATCGCGCTCGTCTGTGGTCATGGTCAGAATTCACCCCAGTGCGCCGCCTGCGGTCTTGGGCCGGCCTCAGCCATTGCAGGCGCCCTGTCCGGCGGGAATCGCTGTTCGGTTCGTGTGTCGATGGCGTTGTTCAGCCATGTCGCGCGCCAGTCGGATTTGAGGCCTTTGGAACCACCGGTTCCCTTCCAGTAATTCTGGAAGTGCTCCCACCGAAGGCGAAGCGCTCGGTTGTTCAGCAACGGGAGGCAATGTCGCTCGCGCGTCTGGTTCGCAGCTTTGGCCCATTCGTCCGGAAGATCACCATCGGGCACCCGAGTACCTCGGGTTCCCCCATCGGTTCGCTTGCGACTTGGTGCTTTCGCCGCTTGGTCCCCCAGCAGATCGAGGCCGGATGGTTCGCCGTCAGGCGATGCCCCCCCTGTGGGGGGTAGGGGGGTAGATTCCTTATTTCCTTTATTTCCTTCTTTCTTATTTGCGGCACTGCCGCGCACCATGGCGTCACACTCCTGCGGCACTTCTGCGGCGCTTGTGTTTTCGGACAACTGAAATTCGTCGTAATTACAGATGGTTACGGTGATTTGTCCTGCGGCGGTATCGAGCAACAGCATGTCATGCTCAGCGCACTTTGCGAGAAAGCGCCGCACCCTTCTGTCGTCCCATCCCCAGGCTTCAGCAAGGAAGCGCGTGGAATAGCTGAGTTGACCGCGTTTAAGGGTTACTCGCTTGCCAGCGATGTATTCCTGGCACTCTTTCCACTTCGCATTCTCGACCAACCACGCCCACGCCGCGCGGCGACAGAATGGTTCTCGTCGGCCTCCAAGTGCCGGATGATCCATCCACCCTCGATGCATCAAGTAGAAGCCACTCATTTACCTGCCCCCGCCTTTGATTGGCAGAGGCGGCAATGGACGGTCGACCGTTCATCTTGTGAAACGCCCAGGCGGAGGACCCTATTCATCAACGGTGCTCCAAGCCTATCGACGGCTGCGCATTTCGTCAGCAGATTGGTCACGCGCGTCCAAAGCGCGCATCCGGCGGATCATGTCGTCCAGTGTGTCCTTATCAGGATCGTCCAAGGCAGGAGCGATGGTTGACCCGAAAAGGAAGGCCAGGATGCCGATCAGCCACGAGGTGAGGCGTAGGCGATGCGGCTTCATCAGATCGCCTCCCCCGCTTGCAGGGCACGTTCAAGGTCAGCGTATCGCGACGACCGCGACCCTTTTGACTTCCGGCTTCGCTCACTCCACCACGCGACCCGGCGAGCCAGTTCGCGGGCAGCGATGTCCAGTTCGGCGTGCCCTGCGTCTTGCCGGCCGACCCTCCATCCGTGCCAGAAAGCCCTGGACGCCGCAGTGTTCGGCTCCGGCGCGCCAGAGGCGCCGGCGGTATAGCCAGCCTGGACCTCGTCAGCATCCAGTCGGTGAAGGTCGATAAGGCGCTCGACGGGGACTTTGACGCCACGGCGCCACAGGTCGTCCAGAATCGCGAGCTTGGTGTCGCTCGATGGAGGTGAAGGAGGGAGAGGGTTCGCAGTCATTGGGCCACCGCCTGACCTGCCTTGGCTTCCTGCTCCTGGATCCATGCCAGGATCGTGGACTTTCGGGCGCAGATTGTGGCTCCCAACTTGAACACGGGCAGACGACCGGCTGCAGCGATGTGGTAAACGCTACGTTCGGTCAGTCCTGTAAACTTGGCGATGTCTTTGACCCCTTTTAAAATATCATCCGCGAGTACGGCTGGAGGCGTTAATGCAACCGATGCCGTCATGGGAGCAGCTGGGGCCTGACGCTGGACCACAGGGGCAGCCACAGCCGCCGTCTTGGGGGAGGCGCGGCGCATCAAGCGGCCCTCCCCCACTGCCCGGCGGCGATCAGCCGGCGCAGGTCGTTGGCGGTGTTGAAGTGGTCGACGGCGGGCGCATTGCGCCGAACGCCGTGGTTGAGGTTTGGGCGAGGTATGGTATCTTGTTGGACGTTCATGGTTTTTGCCTTTCCATGAAATCTGATGGGTTGCGGTTGAATGCGGCGCATCACGAAGTGCCCGATCGTTGCCGCGGTCGGGCACTTTTCACTTTGCTCCACGAGCAACTTTCGATTTCTGCTGCTGCAAGAACCTGGATGATCTTGCGATACACTCGGAACTGCGGCTCGGAAGTGCCCGCTTTCCAACGTTTCACTGTGGAAAGGGCGACATCAGCTCGGCGACACACCTCTGACAAGCTGAGGCCGGACGCCTTGATCCGCTCGAACAGCGCAGAAACAGGATCTTCGGAGTTGGGTTTGTCAGTCATGGCTCATTAATGCGCCAACCAACAGCTTGCGTAAAGCGTTTTTATGCGCCTTGGCTTTGGCGCGTTTCTGCGCCATAAATTGCCTTATGAAACGCTCAAGACCATTCGATGGCGAGGATCTGTCGGATCCTACGGGAGAGGGAAAGCCCCAACTCCTTCGCAGCAACGACGCCGATGAGATTCGTCGTTGGATTAAATACGTTTGCTACTTAACAAACATAGCGCCAACAAAGCTTGCAAAAGGTGCCGGGATAGCATCATCCACTATCAATAAATTTCTTTATGACCAAAACTACAAATTCATTCCAAGTTCTAATACTCTTGAGAAGATCAGGAAATTCGTGAATTCAGAATTTCGTGCGTCATCGATAGATGATTTGATTGCCTATACCACAGTCAAAGATCCAATTTCCCGATACGATGAAAAAGATACAAGTTGCGACGTTAAGGATGTAGAGGGACCTAGCCATAGCTGGGCGGTTCCGCATATGTTTTGGCCGGTTATGATTCGGGGTCATATTGGTCATTATTCAGATGATGATAGAATGCTATTCGACAATAGCAAAGTATATTGGATTTCTGTTCCTCCTAGCCCTTCTTATCCCGGAATCGGTAGATATGGACTGGAGGTGAAGGACAATTCTATGAATCTGGTATATAAGAAAGGCAGTATAATTGTTTGTGTTGCGGGATATGATATAGAGGGGACTATTGCTGACATCAAGGATGGCACTAGAGTTATTGTTGAATACGGAAAGTCAGGGCAAGTGAAAACAAGAACTATTGGAGAAATTGTCCGGGATGAAGGCGGAGAAATCTGGTTGGTGCCTCGTTCATCTGATCCCAAGTATGGTAATGGCGGTGGAACCATGCTCAGCACCATGACCAATCCTCGTCTATACGCTGTTGTGGTCGGAAGCTACAATCCTGAATGAGTCTAATCGGCTCAAAAATGCGCTTTCAATGGCGCATTTATGCGCCTACAGTCTTGCTTAGCGCAACGGTTTTGAGCTTAGCAGAGGTAGGAGCAAGGCTATGAGCAATGGCGAGAATGTTGAGCCTCCATCGGTCGGGCTCACTACTCACCCCCAAGAGTTCCATGCCATCGCATCGATCTGCACCGCCACTGAGGTGGAGATCGGCGGCCGGCGACAACTAGGCCTCCGCGACGCGCGGGACCTGCACGTAGGGCTGAACGTCGGCCGCGACTTCACCACCTGGATCAAGGGGCGGATTGAGGAATATGGCCTCGTCGAAGGCCGCGACTACGAGGTCTCCCAGTCCCCCAATCTGGGGACTGGGAATGGCGGCCACACTGGCGGCTCTCCCACCAAGACCTATCGCCTGACGCTCTCCGTCGCGAAGGAACTGGCGATGGTGGAGGGCAACGAGATCGGCAAGCTGGTGCGCCGGTATTTCTTATGGTGCGAGGATCGCGCCACCCGGCCGGCCGTACCTCCCCCACCCGAACCGACCCTTGCCGAGCGCCGCCTGCGCGTCATGGAGCGGATCAGCGCCATCCGCATGGTCGATCAGATCCGACGCACGAAAGGCCCTCAGGCAGCGGCCGACAGCCTGCCGGGCATCTACGCCGACGTCGGGGTCCGGGTGATCGCCTCCCCCGCCCCGCCCCAGCAGGAGATGGACCTGCCGCCGGGCAAATGACCCGACCGGCCGGTAGCCAAGGAATGACCGTCAGGGCAGCGCGCCTTCAGCCTCACGCCCCCAGCAGCAACGGCGCCCCATTCGGAAGCGCCGGGCCCACGGAGCTCGTACGGCCGGATCAGGCTTTTCGCCGGGATAGACCTGCGCGATGGCGCTTCCATACCATCTCGACGGTCAGACGCCGCTGGCTGTTCAGTACGTCGCTGGCGCGTAGCCGCGGGCGTTCGCCGGCGGAGAAGCCCACCTCAGATGTGTGAGAGGAATCACAATGGCGTGTGTCAGAGAGAGGGAGATGCCAAGCGGTAAGACCGCGTGGCAGGTCAAATATGTCGACCAGTACGGGAAGAGGCGGTCCCGGCAATTCAGAACGAAGAAGGAGGCTGACGCTTACGAGACGAAAGTCCGCCACGAGGTCATGACGGGTGTCCACACCCCCGACAGCGCCTCCATTACCGTCGCAGAAGCTGCGAAGCTGTGGCTGGAGACTTGCGAAGGCGAATCGCTTCAGTCCTCGACGCTTAAGGGCTACCGCGAGTACGTGAATCTTCACATCAGCCCGCGCCTCGGTTCGGTGAAGGTGTCCCGCCTCACCCGGCCACAGGTCGAAACCTTCAAGGACGAGATGGTGGCCGCCCGGTCGCGGGTCACCGCCCGCAAGGTGGTGGCCGCCCTTGGCGCGATCCTCAAGGACGCGATGCGCCGCGGGCTGCTGGCCCAGAATGTGGCTGCCGGGGTGACCGTGAAGGAGCGTCGGGCGGAAGACTTCGACGAGGACACCGACGGCGACATTGCCGCGATCGACCGGATCCCGTCCAAGGACGAGGTTCGGATGATGCTGGAGAAGGCCGCAGAGCTGTGGCCGCTGACGGTGGTTGAAATCGGCAAGGACGGCCAGCAGGTCATCCGGCCGGTAGCGTGGCGGCCGCTGATCACGGTCACCGCCTTCACGGGCATGCGGATCTCGGAAGTGCTGGCGCTGACCTGGTCTAACGTCGATCTGCGCGCGGGGCTGGTTCGGGTCAGGAAGCGCGTGGACTATCGGCGCCAGCTCGGCCCGGTGAAGTCGCGGATGGGGCGTCGGGAAATTCCCATTCCTCCCGCGGTCGTTCAGCTTCTGAAGGAGTGGAAACTAGCCTGTCCGAAGTCGGATCTGGAGTTGGTGTTTCCGTTCAAGGATGGTCAGCCGACCCACTACAATGTTGCGCGCAAGCAATGCCTCCAGCCGCTGCTGACGGCCTGTGGTCTGGTCGAGAAGCCGAAGGCCAAGGCCAAAACCGAGACCGGCGCCGGCGACATGGAGGTTCCTCAGCCGAAGCCGCTTTACGGCTTTCATGACCTTCGGCACTTCGCCGCGTCTGTGTTCATCGAGCTGGGCTGGAACGCCAAACGCATCCAGGCGCTGATGGGACACAGCACCATCACCATGACCTTCGATCTCTACGGCCACCTCCTGGAGCGTCAATCCGACCACTCGTCGGCCATGGCAGCTCTGGAGTCCAGCCTGTTCGGCCGGAACTAA